CTGAAGATCGCGTCGAGCCATGCGGAGCGCGTGATCGTCGGATTGTCCGATCAGATCAGTTCGTGTGTTCACTCGATCGCCGTACAACGATCGCGAGTTCGGAGAGGTCGCCTGCTGTAGCGTGCCGCCGACGTTCTCGTAGTTGATCACATTCACGACGAGGTCACCGTTGTAGGCGAATCGAATGTCAGAGAACTGAATCGGCGCCGCGACTGATTCGTAGTCGGCGAAGAGAACCGGGTTGAGGAGTCTGCCCTTCTCGACCTGAGCGTTGTAGCCGTCGTAGGTCGCCACGCCGTCGGGAGTCCAGTAGAAGTATCCGCCTTCAGAATCGGCGATCAACTGAAGCTCGTTCATGGCCGATCCCTCGAGAGTCGTCGCCTGAAAGGTGGTCTCACCAGCATCGAGATTCGTCGTACCACTCCATCCTGCACTCGCGAGAATGCGACCGATTCGTTCCGAGGCGTTATCACCGGCTCCGATCGCGCCGGTCGCGTAACGGGTTGTGTTGGCAATCTGTGACTCGAGTCCCGCGAGCTGCACCGTGACGAATCGATCGGTTCCGATGTTGGGATATTGCTGTTCCCAGGTTTGAATGATCCCCGTGAACAGGATGAAGTCATAGACATCGGTGCCGCTGTCGTAGCTGGCACGGATACGACCTTGTCGCAGCACTGCGATATGACCGTAGTGCGGACCGGCCGTGTTCACGATCGAATACTGACCATCAGTATTGTTCAGCGTCACCGAAGCGGTAGCCGTTGTATAACGATTGGTCTGCCGCGAGAAGCCGATATGAGTCTCGAGACCACGCACATCATCGGTGACATCGGTCCATTGCGGTGAACGCCCGCTCCATGTCGACGCATCCCAGGCGCCATCGTCCCAAATCGCCGTTCCCTCCGGGCTAGGCGGTGTGCCGTGGTCGACGACACCCTGCCCGAAGTCCATCTCGACGTAGAGGGTGACGGCGCCGCCCCAACCGATGACCCCCATTATGCTCTCGCGAAGACGCGGCCGTTGCGGCGCTCGTACTCGGTGATCGCGTTGACGACATCACGTCCATTGGCGCCAGCGGGGAGATGTACCGTCGCGTTGACATTGGTGATGTAGGTGGCGGTCGCACCACCGCTGTTCGCAACCGACATGGAAGCGACCCGATCAGCCGAGATGATTGAACCAGGTGTCTGCGGAACGAACATCTCCGGACCGCGTTCACCGATCATGTAGGCGGTTCCGGCGCTGACGAGACCACCGGTCGCACGTTTGCGGCTGTTCGGTCCATAGGCTTCGGCCATAAGGATGCGATGTTCCGCGAGCCAAGCAGTCCATTCGGCGTCGTCGACGGTGACTCTCGCGTTCACGTCCGGGTGCAGGTTTCCGAAGTCGGTCAGGCGTGCGATTGTGTCATCGATGTTCTTCCGCATCGGATCGTCCGGAGAGAGCTTGGCCTCCATCGCTTGAAGGTTGCCGATATACGCGTCGATGGCGGTCTTTGTCGGAGTGACACCTTGTGCCTCCATCTCCTTCAGCGCGTCGGTCGTCGCTTGCGCCGGGTCTTTCATGGCGATGAGTTTCAACTGATTCTCAGTGATCGCCTGAGTGAGCATCGCGACCTGTGACACAGTCGGTTCGAATCCGAACTGCCGAAGTTGAACGAGGGCCGACATGACCTTCTCGTTGGTGCTGTCACCTTTCAACTGCGCGACATCAAGTTTGCCGATCGCGTCTCGATACGAGATCGCTGCCTCGGCTTGAGCGACAGTCATACGGGCGAGTTCGTCTCGTCCGCTCTTTCCTTCCGCGACAGCCTTGTTGTAGTCCTCAGTTGCTTTCTTGACGTCCAACTGCGCCTTGATCGCAGCGAAGACTGGATCGGTCGCCGCGTGCTGCGCGTCCATCACGGCTTGAATCGACTCGGCCTGAGTCTTGTTCGCCGCGGCCGCATCAGCCGCTGCTTTCGCCGCCTCCTTGGTCATGCCGGTGGAGATGTTGGTTGATACCGCGATGGCCGTCAGTTTCGACTGCTTGTCGTCATACGCGGCTGCTTCAGTCTGGAACTCGGTCACAAGATCACGAGTGGCCAATCCCGAGAGCGCGAGATCTGCGATGAACTTGTCTCGAGTCGAGGCTGAACCCGCAAGACTTCCCATCAAGGTGTCGACGTTCTCGGCTGACTTCTCCGCGCCTCGGGAGAAGTAGTCGGTGGCCTGGGTGGCCTCGCGGAGAACCGTCCCATTGTCGAGCAGCGACTTAGAACCGGATGTGATCGCGTCCTTCCACCTACCGAGTCCGATTCCGGCTTCGTTCAACTGATCGGTGTGCTTCTTGCCGATCGCTTCGTTCTCGAGGTAGGCGTCGGTGTTCGCGGTCCATGCGCCGGTCTGATCGTCGAGAGTCTTCGTGAAGCCTTCGGCCGCCTGCTGGGCATCACTTGTCGATCCCGCGAACAAGCTCCAAGCAACGACTGCGACGCCGATGGCGATCGCGATCGGACCGAGCGCGGCCTCGACGGTGTAGCCGAACGCGAGCGCCGCTTCTTCTCCGATGCCCATGAATGTCGCCATCTCGGCGACGTATCCCCCAACCGATGAGGCCATAGCCTGGAATCCAACGACGACTGACGTGACAACCTTCGACATGATTCCTTGAATGACGCTGAAGCCTCGGAACAGCAACACGGCTCCGGCGAGGATCGGGAAGACCGCCTTGATAGGGCCAGGCAGAGCCGCGAAACCAGCGCCGAGTATCGTGACCGCCTTCAGCATCACGTCGATTCCGGGCTGTATCGCATCAATCGCGGTCTTCATGCCGGAGAAGATCCCGGTTGCCAGAGGCTCGAACGCGAGCATGATCTGATGCCCGATCTTGGTCAGCGCCGAGCCGAAGGTCCCTGATTGCTCCGCGGACTTGGAGATCGTGTTATCTCCGGTCCTGATCGTGTTCAAGAACTCTTCGTAGGAGAGTTTGCCCTCATAGATGGCGGCGGCGAGTTTAGGACCGGCTCGTCCACCGAAAGTTGTCATCGCCGCACCAGTCGCTTCGGTGATCGTCGGCGCGTTCTTGATTGCATCAAACGCCTGGCTGAAGACCTCCGCCGTGTTCTTTCCTTCTTTACCGGCGGTCTTGAGTGCGAACTGAAGACCGGGCATGACATCCCCCGCGTCGATACCCGCTTTCGCAAACTGACCGATCAACGCCGCCGATGAGTCAAAGTCGAATCCGAGTTGTCGCAGCACGATGCCGGAACCGGCCATCGTCGTCGCGAGTTGCGCGACCGGGACGCCGGAGTTCTGACTTGCGCGATACAGCAGATCGAGTTTGTCTTTCTGATCCTCCGCAGCCACGGAGAAGTTCTTGAACACCGTCGTCACGGACTCGATGTTTCCCTTGAGATCGGTCCCGGTCAGTCTTGAGAGTTTCAAGAGCTGGAGACTCATATCCTCGAGTGGTTTGCCGCTCAATCCGAGTTTCACACTCAGATCAGAAACCGCCGTCGAAACATCGCTCATGCTCGCCGGCGTCTTCGCGAAGACGTTCTTGAAGTTCTGTTCGAGCGCGTGAAGTTCTTCGCCAGTCGCTCCGGTTGTCACGCGAATCTGCTTATACGACTTCTCGAAGTTCTCCCCAAGTTTGAACAATGCGATACCGGCCACGGCGACGGCGGCAGCTGTACCAACGGCCACCGCGTTGCCCATCCCGCCCATCTTGGTCGCGAACTCTGATGAAGCCACTTCTCCTGACTTCATGCCCGCGATGAACTGACTCATGTCAGCTCGTACCTTCGCGACGATGTCGTAGCTGGCCATCTCTAACTCCTAGCGCGCCTCTCGGCCTCTTCTCGTTCTTCTGCTCGCAGCATCCACAAGGCCATCCACTCGGTCATCTCAATACTCGAGAGCGGTCGGTGAGCCGGTGAGCCGAGAAGGAGTTCGTCAACGGTGCGGCCCAACTTCTCGGCTAGTTCGAAGGCGAAGCGTCGTTCTCCGTTGAAGAGGAGGACTTTCCCACCGCGTCCACGGCGTCGGGCGTCATTCCGGAGACTCGCATCGCGGCTGTTGCCAGGATGTCGAGTGCCGCGGAGGACTTCGCGAGAAGTGCGTCGCGATCGTCGGGGCCGAAGATGCGCTCCCCGGTGGCCGGGTCGTGGGCGGTTTGAATGACCATGTCGGGATAGAGGCGCTCCATCGAGACACCCCCGTCCTCGGAGACATCCTGGGTCATCAGGATCCGCGACCGCGCGTCCATCGATCGAACCTCAACGGTGACGCCCCACTGTGGGACGTCGACCATCTCGCTGGTGATGTCCTCGGCCTCGAGGATCCTGTTTCGCAGATTGCTCACATCGGACACGCGGTCACTCCTTCATTGGGTCCACGAGGGACACGGCTGGTGTGTCGACGATACCGCTATCACCAAGTGGTGCGCGTGACCGGGCCGCTGACCTGAAAGTCGGCGGAGAACTTCACGACATCGCCGACCGGCGAGTCAACGGAGTACTTGGTGAGGATCGCGCTCCCGGTGAACTTGACGTAGCCGGTGGTCGAGCCGCCCGGTCCGTAGTTCCAGTTGAGCAGCGTGTCCTGTCCGACGACACCGGCGAGGACGGCGTCGAGGGCGGAGTCCCACTTGCCCGAGATCGACACGGTGCTGTCGCTGAGTCCGGTGATGTAGGTCTTGGCCCCACCGGTCACGCCGAACGTCGTGGTCTCGGCGGTCGCGATCGACCGCGGAAGCTGAACGCTGTCGCAGTAGGTGGAGATGTCGGTGAGGGAGGCAGACGAGTTGTCGACCTTGAAGACTGCGTTCTTGCCGTGACGGAATGCCATGAGATGCTCCTTGAGTGTTGAGGGTTAGCGACGGGCGAAGGCGAAGACGAAGGCGTAAGCACCGGTCGCGCCCGAGCCGGTGTATGTCGCGCGCAGGTAGCGGTTGACGGTGGTGCCGGTCGCCACGACCGCACGCTGGGATCGGAGTGGCGAGAGAGGCGTGGTGGAGTTCGGCGGGATGTTCGTGAAGGTCACGAGATCGGCCCAGGTGGAGTTGTCCGCCGAGTGCTGGATCTTGACCTGAGTGAACTGCGCCGAGCGTGTGTTGATCGTGTTGAACACGACCCCGACGCCGCCGTTCGTGGTTGCGGAGCCGTTGTCGACCGCGGTCCCGAGCACCGTGCCTGGGTTGCCGGTCGTGCTGGCCCCATCGGTGAGAATGACGCCTCGGCCGAGTTCGGCGTCGGCCTGCAAGTCGAGGCTGATCTTGACGACATCGGCCACCGGGCTGTCGGTGCTGTACTTCGTGCGGACCGACTGGCCGAAGATGCACCGGCGACCAACTGCGATGCCGCCATCTTCGGCGATGAGGAAGTTCGCGTCGTTATCTGAGGCGAGACTCGTGTTGATGAGTTCATCGAGGGCGCCGGTGTCGCCATCCCAGAGGCCAGCGATCGAGACCGTCGTGTCGCGGAGACCGGTGACATAGGTCTTCGCGTCGCCGGTCGCGCCGTAGGTGGTGGTCTCGGAGACGGTCACCGACGACGACGACTGTGCCGAGTTCATGTACGTCGAGACATCATAAAGATCGAACAGGACACCGGTCCGGGAGCCGTGGCGGAAGGTCATGGCGCGACCTCGGCGACAGGCTCGAGCGGCGCGTCGATAACCGGAACGGAATCAGCCGTAGTATCGCCGACGATCTCGATGTAGCCCTGTTCCTTGAGCCACTTGATCGACTCGCGTGGAAGATCGGTGACCTCGTCACCAGGTTCGACGCGCTTGTCCTTGTAGTTGATTCCGGCGGTCCCGTCGGGACCTCCGGTGACACGGTATGTCGGCATGTGCGGACCTCGAGGCAGACTGCTCCCCTGTCCGCTCCGGCCCACGCGTGGCACTAACCGAGCGGTCAGGGTCACGGTGGACACGGAAGACTGAGTGCAGCGTAGCACCGAGAACGCGAGAGCGCCCTCGGTGGCGGAACCGAGGGCGCTCATTCTCAGGTCAGGTGGCGGAACCCGACCGAGACTTGGGTGAAGATCAGATCTCGACGCTCACATAAGAGTGCGGACCGGCGCAGGAATTCCTGTCGAAGTCGCGCACGGCCAGCTCGGCCTCGATTATTCGTGCATCGAGGCCTGGCAGTCCTCGCAGAACATCTCGGGGCACGATGCCCACGAGCGGGCGAGAGCGAGGGTGTCGTGCGAGCAGATGAAGCCGTGATCGTCGCACACGGTCTGCCAACGTCCGGCCTCAATGTCCATCCCTGCCGGATCACCGTCGAGCACGAGGATCATGGCGCCCGAGGATCGAGCGAAAGTGGCGGAGCGAAAGCCAGCGTAGGTACGAGCCTGAGCGCGGCGTGCGGTCTGAACGGTGGTGGTGGTGGTTTCCATGTGAGTATCTTACACTAACCTCGCCCCCCTGTCAAGCCTTTAGGGAGAGATTCCAGCGATCCCTTGCGCCCCTCGGGAACGGCGAGCTTACGCGCTGCGATTCTGCGCCTTGCATCGCGTACAACGAATCACCCAGGGTCGAGTCACGATCTCTGCGAGAAGACGCCCGCAGCGCCAGCAACGCGGCGCCTCGTCGCTCTGTGACCCGCGGCCGTACGGGTCGCCGGTCACTCGAACTGCTCTCCACAATCAGGACAGACGAAGACAGCCGGTCCATCTCCAAGAGTGGTGATCTCGAGCGCGTCCGCATGATGGCATCCGAGTGGATCGAAGTCGTCGTCATCATCTTCCGCGAAGGCCAGCGCGTAGGACTCCGCCAGCTCGCTGATATCGGAACGTCCATCTTGTTCAACGAGCCGCACAAGCAGCAGCCGCACCGTCTCGAGGGAGTTCTCTATCGCAGCGAACGTGACGAGCGTCGCTTGAAGGAGATCGTCATCACGCATGAGTCACCGTGAAGTTCATCGCGATCTCCGGTCGATCGTTTCCGTCGTAACCCATCGGGATCGGTCTTCCAAGTGATTCAACACGAAGGAGTCGCACGCCGTCGGCAGTGGTCTCGGCGACAGCCTCGAGTGCCGCTATGACTGCGGTGATCTTCGTTCGCGCCGCCTGGTAATCCTCGCGAGCGGCTCGTGCTGTCACCTGAATGTTCGTCATCGTCAGCGCGTTGCCGACGATCCCGTGTGTGTAGAGGTTCACGCCCGCGCCGGACTCAATCACCGTCACGCAAGCATCAGGAGACTCAGGCTGACGCGAGAGGAACAGATTCGTACCAAGAGTGCCGACACCCGCTGATTGCAGAACAGAACCGATCCCGTCGAGAATCTCGCTCATGGATTGTCCTCCACGGTAGATTCTGTCGTTGGGGCGCCGGTGTCGCCCTTCGCGAGATCATCACGCACACGCTGCTCGAATCCCTGCATGGCCTCCATGAAGGGTTTCTCGAGGTACTTGGCTGACTTGCCGGGCAGAGTCCACTTCGGTTCAGGATTGATCTTCTCGTGAACGTAGAGAGCGTAGGTGGCAGCAGTTCCGCCGTATCCGATGAGAAC